CGTCGCAGTTAAAGGATAAATGCAAGGGTGCGGTTAAAAATACCCTATAAAAATAACTGCACCCCTTGCTGTCTGTCCAATATGTATCTGCATTGTAGTAAACGTATCCCTTTTTGTTTACAGAAACATTGGTAGGGATCTCAACAATCTCTTCTGAATATGCGGATGCTCTGGGCAAAACGTTCACCTCCTTTCTAGGGTATATTATACCCTAGACAAACAGAGAACGTAAAGCCCATCGTATCAATATTTGGAAGAAAATCCCTTGATTTCATGCATATCTTGAGCTTTTCGGTGGGTGTACATGATGAATCTAGGGTGTAATGTTCAAAAAGTTAAGGTATCAATCCTCACATCAATGTCGGTGAAAATCATTATGTAGACTTGTCAATAAAAGCTTTTGAAGTCTGTGGAGGGGCACAATGGTATCGCAAGAAAGCAAACAAACGCATGAACAGGGGATGGATAATATGGGCCAAGAAGAAGGGAAAAAGAAATCATTTAAAGATAGAGTATTAAATTCGATTAGTATCAAAACATTAGCCGCAATAGGAATCATTGGCACTCTGTTATTACAGAATTCTACAAATTACTTTATTGAAAAAAAATACCCCAAGGTACATTTTAAAATGGTTGATAGTGAACTAAGTAATTACCCTAAGGTTCATTTGTTATCAGATGCAGAAAATACTTATACTACTGCAACATTAGACAATAAATTGCCTTTTGATATTACCCTGGAAAATGATAATCATAGCCCTATTTACATCGAAGATATCTCTCTGGTCGTTGATAGGTATGAAAAAATACCCAGAGATTCATTTCTGTTAATAAAGGGTTATTTTTCTCAAGGACCTGCACCAGTTACGTTTCTATCTACTTCAAAAAAAATTAATGGATCAGATAAACATTATTCTTTCTCAGTAATGTATTCAGAAACCGGAGAAACTGTAGATGATAAGTACCTCTTAATAGATGCGGGATATACTGATAAGTACTCACCCAATATCGAGTTTGATGATGAGGGGCTATATTCATTTCATTTTGAAGTGAATTATCGAATTCACGGTGAATCGCATAGTGAGAAAACTGAAAAAATGAGAATAATGAATATTACAGGTGAGGAGTATAGCCTTGATAATCCCCAAAACCAGGAATTGAAAAATCAGATTGTGCATTCAGATATAAAAATGGGTTACACGATATACGGAGATGGAACAATAGTTTTAAAAAATCCGGAGCACACGGATTTATTATATAATTACTTCTCGTACTTAATAAAGAGGGTGAAAATTGAAGAGGGTACTGAAGTTGTCAGCGAAAACCATACTATGGTATTGGGGGAAAATGCAACAGAAATACACCTTCCAAATTCCATTTCAACAATTGATGACGGAGCATTCGATGTAGCCAGTTTATTTGAATTCAAAGAGGATGAGAAAGGGCGTTTTTTACGTTCATATTATCCCAAAACCATAATATATGATGGTACATATGATGAGTGGAGAGATAATGTTAAAATCGGAAATTTTAACAATGCATTATACCAATATGAATGAGTCTTCTGTAGCTTGGGTGGGTGACTCTACTCCACAAAATAACAAATAACAATTGAAAAGCCATTGGCATTCCGCTATTGTGGTTGTTTGCGAAGACAATACACGATAGGAGGGAAACACCAATGGCCTCGCCTCTTAGTATACTGAAAACTGTCCTCAATCTCAACCATAATCGTATGCATGTCACAAACTGTGAAACTGCAACGGTCACAGTCCATCGGTTTGGTGAGACTTTTGAGCAAACCCGGATCTATGTTCATGCAAGACCGTATGAGCGGGTTCAGAAACTCTGCCCGGTCTGTAAGAAAAAGTGCCCGGGATACGATACAAAATACAGTACAGAATCCTCCTGGCGTGCCCCGAATCTCAATGGTGTTCCTGTTTATATCTGTTACCAGCCCAAACGGGTCAAATGTCCCGAACACGGCGTACGGACGGAATATATTCCCTGGGCGGATGGCAGGAGCCGTTTTACCGCGGACTTCAGCAATGAAATCGCCTGGATGGTCTGCCGGATGTCCAGAACTGCTGTAGCTCTGTACGAAGACATTGACTGGCGGACAGTCGGGAACTGTGTCAAAGCCGCCCATGACCGGATAGAACCCGATATAACTATAAGGATGCACGGCCTCCGCCGCATATGTGTAGATGAGACAAGTTACCGAAAAGGGTTCGCCTACATCACAGTCGTATATGACATGGACCGCAACCGGGCAGTATGGATCCATGAAGGCAACGGCCTGGAGATCTTCCGCCTCTTCTGCGAGGCTTTATCCCCGGAGGAGAGGGAGAAGATCGAGATCGTTGCCGGGGATGGTGCCCGGTGGATCGATACCTGCACAAAGGAATACTTTCCAAATGCGACCCGCTGCATCGACTTCTTCCATGTGGTCGAGTGGGCCAATGAGAAGCTTGACAAAGTACGTACAGCCACTGCCGCTAAAGCATCCCGCGAGTATGACCTCCGGAAACAGGAGTTCCGGAAAGCGGAAGCCGAAGCTGCAGAGATTGCAGAAGCCGCCAGGCAGAAGCGTGTGGCAGCGGAAGCAGAACTGGCAGCAATGCCGAAACGGGGGCGTCCCAGTAAACGCAAACAGGAACTGCTTGATTTCCTTGCTTCTCTTACAGAAGCTGTACAAACGGAAACACCTGAGCAACAGCGCGCAGCTGCGGAAGCGGAACTGGCAGCGATGCCAAAGCATGGGCGTCCCAGCAGGCGGAAACAGGATCTTCTCGCTTTCCTGGAAGGACGGCTGGAGTTCCTGCCTCCCGTGGCATCCCCTTCCAAAAAGAAGGGACGCCCCCGAAAGGAACAGTTTACTTCGGAGCATCAGGAGATCCTGGATCATCTGCAGAACAGGGCGAGGGCCATAAAGGGATCAAAACACGCCCTTGGGCACAACCCGGAAAACTGTTCCGAGTATCAGGCCGACAAGATCAAACTCATTGAGAATGATTATCCTGATCTATATAGAGCATACCAGCTCAAGGAGGCTCTGCGGCTGATCCTTCACATGAAGGATGAAAAGCAGGCAGCCATAGAACTGGAGCAATGGATCACAGATGCTTCCGGATCCGGTCTTGGGCCAATGGTGGAGCTTTCCGAAAAGATTGGCCGGCATAAGGCAAACATCCTGAACTCTGTCCGGTGTCAGGCAAACAGCGCAAAAAGTGAAGCGGTTAATACCACGATCAAGGTTCTTATCAAGATGGCACGGGGGTTCCGCAACATCGGGAACATGATCGCCCTGATCTACCTCAAGTGTTCAGATCTTGTAATACCACTGCACAACAGGCCTCAGATGTCATCCGAGAAAGCAGCAGCGACTCGAAAAACTGCGAATGAACTTCGTAAACGCAGGCAGTCAGGTCCAGTACCCGCATGATCCTGACGATCCAGGGCACCCCGGATCTGTTCTTAGATTTGGAGCCCGAGGTCACAGAACCAGCCGCCGCAGGTTTACCCTTGCGGGGTTCTCAGATGGATGCTATACTGCGTGGCCCGACGGCTCAGGAAGTGTGATCTGTTCTTGAGTTCCTCGCCGTCGGTCAGCTTCCGACAGCATCCATCTGAGGTTCACGCAAGGGCGGCGTACCGAGACCACAACTTTACTGGTGGGCATGATTCAGCGCTTACTTACCCACCCAAGCTACAGAAGCGCCATATGAATATGTTTTTAAGGATGGATATAGAGGGCATATATACCCCTATATTCCTGAAGAACTCGGAGATTTAGCACGAGAGTATTATTATAATAAGCATGGAAACGGCATAGGCACAGTGGAATATAATATATCATGCAACAGTAATGGGACTTATACTATTTATCTTTATGGGTATCAACATTCAGGAGATGAATCGGTGGTTATACAACTTACAAGCTATACAGTGGATGAAAATGGTGTTGGCATTGATGATAAAAGTGGCGAACCTGTTGTGATAAATTGATAAATTGCCATTGTGTATAGGAGTAATGATTAACAGATAATACTTAGAAGAATGTAGCACACAAAGCGAGTGAATATATAACGGAATTTAGCAATCGAGACTTGCTCAAAAATGCATCATCTATTTGATGGTGCTTTTTTCATGCCTTGAGGGGAGGTGATGAGATATGGCAGGCGGTAGAATAAAGGGAATAACCGTCGAGATTGGCGGCGACACAACAGGCCTGGACAAAGCCCTGAGGGGTGTCAATTCCACGATCAAAACAACTCAGACTTCCCTGAAGGATGTCAACAAGTTGCTAAAGCTTGATCCTACAAATACCAATCTCGTTACCCAGAAGCAGAAGCTCCTGAAGGACGCAATCTCTGTAACGAAGGAAAAGCTTGACGCCCTGAAAACTGCCCAGGAGCAGGCAAAACAGCAGCTGGAGAATGGGACACTTGGACAAGATAAGTATGATGCTCTCCAGCGTGAGATCATCGAAACGGAAGAGGAGTTGCAGCGCCTGCAACGGGAAGCGGAAACAACAAGCAGTGTTCTCTCCAGGATAGATGAAGCCGGAAAGAAGTTTGAAAAGGTCGGTGACTCGATCACAAATGCAGGAAAAGCTATGATGCCGGCATCCGCGGCAGTGGCGGGCTTGGGTGCGGCAGCCGTGAAGACTTCTGCTGACTTTGATTCCGCCATGAGCCAGGTGGCGGCTGTGTCCGGGGCTACTGGCAGCGACTTTGATGCCCTACGGGATAAAGCTCGCGAGATGGGATCCAAGACAAAGTTCTCTGCTTCCGAAGCGGCAGAGGCCATGAACTACATGGCTATGGCAGGATGGAAAACAGGTGACATGCTCTCTGGTGTGGAAGGCATCATGAACCTGGCTGCAGCCTCTGGTGAGGACCTGGCAACCACTTCTGACATAGTGACCGATGCATTGACTGCCTTTGGCCTTTCCGCAAAAGACTCCGGTCACTTTGCAGATATCCTTGCGGCAGCATCTTCCAATGCAAATACCAACGTTTCTATGATGGGCGAGACCTTCAAGTACTGCGCTCCGATTGCCGGCGCACTGGGGTACTCCGCAGAAGATACAGCAGAAGCAATCGGTCTTATGGCTAATGCAGGAATTAAGTCCTCGTCAGCCGGTACAGCCCTCCGAACTATCATGACAAAGCTCCAAGGGGACCTGAAGCTCTCTGGGGCAGCGTTCGGAGACATGACGATCAAAACGGCAAATGCTGACGGATCCATGAGGAGTCTCTCAGATATCCTGGCAGACTGCCGTGTTGCCTTTGGCCATATGACGGAGTCGGAAAAAGCTGCAGCTGCAGAATCCCTGGTGGGGAAGAATGCCATGTCCGGTTTCCTCGCGCTCATGAATGCAGCGCCAGCAGATATTGAGAAACTTGAAACTGCGATCTCCACCTGTTCGGATGAGATTGACGGATATAACGGTACGGCGGAAAAGATGGCTGCCGTCATGCAAGACAACTTAAATGGTCAGCTCACCATACTGAAATCTCAGTTGCAGGAGCTGGCCATTTCTTTTGGAGACATGCTCATGCCCATGATCCGGAAAGCTGTGACAGCTGTCCAGGGATTTGTCGACAAGCTCAACGGCATGAGTGAAGGGCAGAGAAATGCGATTCTGAAGGTGGGATTGTTTGTTGCAGCGCTAGGCCCTTTTCTGGTGATACTGGGTACGTGTATATCGAAGATCGGTATCGCTATGCAGGGCTTTGTAAAGCTGGCCGGAGCATTCGGAAAACTGAAAGCTGCAGTATCCGGAGCAGAAGGAATACTTGGAAAAATAGGTGCAGCCCTAGGAGGTGTATCCCCTCCAATCTTAGCTGTCGTTGCAGTAATCGCAGTCCTTGTGGCTGCGTTTATTCATTTATGGAAAACAAATGACGGATTCCGGGAAGCTATCATCGGGAACTGGCAGCGGATCAAAACGGCAATCAGCTCTTTTGTCGAAGGAATAAAAGAGCGCCTGGGTGCACTGGGAATCAGTTTTTCCGACATTGCGGAGACAGTAAAAAAGATCTGGAATGGGCTGTGCAGTGTCCTGGCACCTGTATTTGAAGGAGTATTTAACAACATCGCCACCATCCTCGAAACAGTACTGGGCGTCTTGACCGGAATTCTTGACGTGTTCATCGGAGTATTCACTGGAGACTGGCAGCAGGTGTGGACTGGTGTGAAGGAAATCTTCACCTCCATCTGGACAGGTATCTAGGGTGTATTCTCCACAGTAATAGAGACCATCAAGGGTGTAGCCGATGTAGTCCTTTCCTGGTTTGGCACTAACTGGAACCAGGTGTGGACCAGAATCAAATCCTTCTTCGAAGGGATATGGAACGGCATCGCCACATTCTTTTCTAATATATGGAACGGGATCACATCTACGGTCACGTCTGTCCTTACCGGTATCTATAACTTCTTCACTTCCATTTGGGAAGCAATCAAGGGAGTTGTC